AGGTCCTCGCCATTTACGTATCTCACAACTTTTTGTACCATCAGAATTAAATTGTGGAATCCATTCATAATATCCGCCCTTCAAAATAAGTGTGGCATAGGGCCAGGGATGATCATGTACATCATCTGGATCACCTTTGAGAAATTTGTGTAAAAATATGTTAAATGGAAATGCCTTACGATCTTTCAAGAAAAGATAATATCGTTCGAGATATGGCTCGTTGTCTACACGATCCATAATAATACGTTTACGACCAACTCGTTCAAGCAATTTCAAAAACATTGAATACCTCTTTTTCTAGATAGCGTTTCAACTCTTTATCTGCAGGCTGAACAGAATAGTTCTTTTTAAAAAAGATTTCATAACTATCCGATCCATATTTTCCTATGCCATATAACATTGTAGCATCATTTCCGTCCCAAGTCAAATAATCTTGGCTCATTTTAATTAAACGAGTATATCGAACGTTGACCATGCCCAAAGGTTTGATTATACTTTTAACAAACTCTTCGTCAGCATTTAATAACGCATGTGGTGTAGGAAACCAATATAGAAATTCCGGCAATGTTGTTTTTACTGGTTTTCTACCGGTTTGATTTAGCATGATTACTCCAACCATATGTTCCCAAGAATTGGAAATCTGTTGTTGGACCATAAGATCGTCTTTTAGAGCATGTATCATCTTTTTGGTATCCCTTGAGGTGGCTTAGGTAGTTGCGGTAAGTTTTTCCAATGTTCTACCCATTTCTGTTGATCTTCTAACTGGCGTTGCTGTGCTTCGTTCATCCTGCGTATTTCGTTGACGTGTTCTTTCTGGTCGTGCTGTGACTGTGCTACTTTATCAATCTTTTGATCCATATAGTTCATTCTCTGTTCCATAAGACCTAATCGATACTTGAAATATTCTACATCTTGTCCTCGACTGGTTAGGAAAGCATATAGAACCAACACTACTGCAGCCAAAACGAAACTCAGCATCATAAAGACGCTGATTTTTTCTTCTGACGGAAGTTCAGCCCATAGTTTAAATGGATTCATACATTAGTTTTTATTTTTAATTATTCTACTGCTTCACCAAACCAATCATCAACCTGTCTTTCAGCTTCTTCCTGTGTCATAGCATGTACAAATATTCTTGCAGGTTCGCCCTGAGTGTGTTGAATATTGAATTTGATCACGCCTGCGGGAATTAAATTCCAATCACGTTCTACTACAAACTCCTGCAGGTTTTTCATCCTGTGTATAAGATTATTAGTTATTTCTTGTGCGGTGGTCATCTTGGGGCAAACTCCTGTTGTAATTTAATATTATCAAAGAATTCTTTCTTGGTGTTACCGTCTGTATTAAACGCACCCTTTAACACAGTGGTCTGTGTAAGACTAGAGTGTGCCATAATGCCACGATTTTCACAACAACCATGAGTCGCTTGAATATACACACCTAAGTCTATTGCACCTGTGGCTTTTTGGATTTCCCTAGCAATGTCGTTACAAAGTTCCTCCTGGAGAGTACCTCGACGGGCACACCACTGAGCGATCCTCGTATACTTGCTAAGTCCGATGAGTTTCTGAGCCGCAATAAGACCAATATAAGCAACGCCACTAACGGGTTGGTGATGATGGCTACACATACTGCGAAGCTCGCTACGAACAACCAGCATACCTTCGTAACGGTCCTGCGAATCGTTTGGGAAACAAGTTGCGTCTGGTGCTGGTTCATATCTTCCTGCCATTATTTCATTGAAGTACATCTTGGCCAGTCTACGTGCTGTACCTTGACTGTTGGGATCGTTTTCACGATCAATCAGCAAACGATCAAGCACAGTTTCAAATGCTTCTGTTGCTTCGTCAATTAGTTTCTCTTTATCACCTTCATGTAGATAATCGCTGATGTTATCTCCAGCCCAGAAACGTTTCTTATCACGTTTCATTTTAAAGCGAAGATGATCTCCAAGATACGCTTCTTGATATCCGCCATCACCCGCCATAGCGTCTAAAGCCGTTTCTTTTTTAATGTAAACAGGTTTATCTAATGGTTCGTATTCGTCTTTGATGAAAGTCTTATCGATCTCTGTGTTCAATACAGGATCTGGTTTAAATTCACTTGTCAATTTTAATTCTCCGAGTTACAGGGGTGGATCCCTTATTTGTTATTTTAACATCTCTAATAGTTTATCGCAACTAAAGAAATTCTTTTTTAAAATATCTACCTGGTTATTTAGGCGAGGTAGATAGGATTTATAATTTTCCATATAGTGCTGGACTCTATCTACTACAGAACCTTTGTATTTTGTATATGCATCAAAAGATTCAGTCCATTCACTAGGATATTTGAAATCTTCCATAGCCATTTCGCTGTAACTTAAACGATCCGGTACCATAGGAATAGCATCTACTAATGCGCCTTCATACCAACTGATGCCCAGTGTTTCCTGTAAGTTGGCACTAAACACTAACTTTGCCTCGCCTAACAAATTGTGATATTCATTCTTAGTCAATTGTTGATCTTGACAAACAACAAATTCATATTGTGGTAACTGATGTTTTAGATCACGGAAGATTTCAACCTGTTTCTCAGGAGCGACCCGATGTGGGAATAGAATAAGATCACGTTTAGGCATGTTCTTATACATTAGCAAAGTGTCTTGCATATACTCCATAGGCCAACCTGTACGTACAAACTTAGGATACTCTCCACTTAGGATTTCTTTAAGCTCTTCTTCGTACCAAGGATTTTCTGCAGTATGTCCATTATTCAATAGTTCTCTATTAAACAATTCTATGTGAAAGTCAGTGGCAAAGTAATTGTGATCAAATGCTGAAAAGAATGATTTCTCTGCATTGCGGACCCAAGGCTTATTGCCAACTAGTCGACCAAGAAAATCTTGTGGGTCATATGAACCAGCATGCCAAAGTCCGTGTGTAGTTACTGGAATGCCCAGCAACTCGCTCATGTACTTTAAGTTTATGATACCAGGATGCCAAGCATCAGTAAAGATAAAGTGATCGCCGGGATGAACGGATCCGTTACAAAATAACCGACCCATCTGTTCAACTTGACTAGCCTTGTAGATATTAGTGCCGCCAAAGTTGAGAAATGCCCCAGGAGTGGTAGCACTAGGAATGTCCGTAGGACCTGATATAATGTTGACATTGTGTCCTGCCTTTCGTAAGAGTTCAGGTACATGAGTCTTCCATTGACCCGTGTACCTTGTCTCGACTGCTTCTAGATCAACGAGAAAAACGTTGCTCATTGTTATATCTCGGTCTATTATTATTATCCCATCGAGGTTTATTGCCCATGTAAGGACGTCGAGGACGCTTACTTGCCAGATAAGATTGATAGTTCACAGAATCTTTACGATAAAGATCTGCAGGATTAAAATCGCAGAGTTCAAAACGACACCAGTCGTGATAGGCTTCGAGATCGTCGAACACCCGAACAACATCTGGCCGATTTTCAAAATATGCATAGTCCTTGTAATTACGAGCCATGATAGCTTTCTTCCTTATAGATTAGTACTTGATGAATGAACCATTTTCTCCGTCTTCGGAGACCTCAATCCAAACCTCACGGTTGGGATACTTTGCTTTGATAGTGTCGTGAAGTTCATCAGACATCATCTCGCAACTTTTATAATCAAGACTTAGAACTGAACCTTGACCATTATACAACGTTTCAAGCCATCGCTTGAATTGGATGAATTCGATGTCCCTATCATTGTGTTGCACAGAGATCCACACCCTGAAATGAAAGATGTGGCGATGAGGATACCCCAAAAACGATACGTCATATTCGTCTCCTGTAGCTAGATTTGAATCTGTTAGAGCTGCAGGATATTTATGTATACCTTCTTTTCTGAAAGTAACCCAGATCATCTTAGTCGGGCGGATATCTTGTCTAATGATCATACAGACAACAATCCTTTACACAGGACTTGAATTTCATCTCTGGACATATGAAAATTATATGTACTAGAGCTAGCAACTTCTCCCTTTTCGTCTAGAGATTCTTGTATAAAATCTATAGCCATCAAACCTTCGGGTTTCATACACTCCCAAGATTCCACACGAACTCTAAATGCAGAAGTTTCTTTAACTGTAATGTTTTTAATATTTAAACTAGGATGTTTCATCTCTTTAATGCCTCCATCATAACAATTTTACCTAATGCATCACCTAGATCTTGATCTTCAGTGATAACGTGCATACTATTAAAGTTGCGATCTTTATGACTATCGTAACTACGAGTTTCTACAACATATCCACCATTTGCTCTATAAATCTGAAGACGCATACCATCACTAGATAGTCTGTCTGATTCTACAATCTGCGGAATATCTTCTTCACAATCGTCACTGTTTAACCAGTTACGAACACGTTGTTTCAATGATAGTTTCACTTTTTTTACCTTCCTTATTCTTCGCTGTTTATTTGCTGAGCCAATAGTAGCGATTGCCTGTCCATAACTACTCATTTGAGTATCTCGTCTTTGCCATATTGATCCCAATCAGTGAAGCGATCTCTTCCTAACAGGTCCTGTAGGTTATGACACCAAACCCCAGAATTAGTTGCTGCAAAATCTTTATCGTCGATTTTTAATGTAGCATTGTAGCCTAGCTGTTGTATATAAGGTAATTTTACACTAATTTGCGGAATAAATCTACGCTTTTCGGTAAGACCGCTCTCTAGCAATCCTTCCGTTTCTGATACATCAAAGTCTAAGGTACACCACAATTCATCTTCAGCATCGAGACAGACATAGATCATGTTTTCCCACGGACGCCAAGTTTCAATATCATTGATACCGTTAGTTTTAAAACTTTGATTAGCACCAAAGTAAATATGCCGACAATTATTATTGCGAGCGAGCTCAAGAATAACATAGGGATCATGAACACCAACAACAAAAAGTGTCCGAAGCCCAAATGCTGGTGTCTTTTCAATTTCTATCCCTGTAAAGAATGTGATGTTGTTTGCTTTACCTGATTCATAATTTCTTTGCATTACCATGTACTCACGTCAGTAATATCCACGGTAGTATCTACATCCTTGTCCGTGTCATTAAAAAGGTTAAATTTAACAGTCACCGCAGGTCCGATACCGTTGCTGTTGTTTGATTCTAAAGTAAACCACTCTACTTCTTTAAAGTGATTAACCATTTTAGCAAGTTTTTCAACTTGAGTACGATTGAGAACAAAAGTATTTGTTGACATCATGTGCCTATGTGTGAAGTTGTTGTTTGTGCTTTAGTATAGCAATTTCGTCTTTTAAATGCAACCTCTGTTTCTTCAATTCTTCAAGTTTTAAGTCCTCGAACAGGCCATTTTTTTCCAAATTATCTATCTGTTTATCCAAAGCACGATGTGCTTCTTCCAAATGCTTGATTCGATTTTCGTACATAAAAACTCCTTATTCAACTTTGAGATTGTCTAGAGCTTCATCTTCCCGGTCGTCTTGCCATGAAGTTTCATCTTCTTCTTCCTCATAGAACAGAGTATTGGCGATGTTTGTTACACCCCCACGTAATCTTGCTCCTTCGAGATTTTGTAAAAAACCAAGTCGTTCTGCTTCAGTGATCATTTCAAAAGCCTCGTCTTTGGTTTTCAAGTTAAACAGTTCTTCAACAAATCGATTGAAATAAAGAATATTGCGTGGAACCCATTCGCTCATTTCGTCGGATTTATCAGCGTCTTTGACCTTGCGCCAACGTCTCCAATCTGGACGATGTTTGGCATATTCGATATCCATTAGATTATTAGAACGCTGTACTGCACGGATATGACATTCCACATTATGCCCCATCATTAGAGCATAAGCAAAACTGTCCCACGATGTTTTACCTTCTTTGCCAATCTTGTTTAGCATTCCCGGTGCGTAATGGCATACATCAGCGATACTAAGGCGTCGTCCAAAGTCGCTTTCGAACGGGAAAGGAATATCGTGCCGTCCGGCAAGACCCTTATTATCTGGTGCCTTGTCCATGATAACTGAGAATCGTTTAGAGGTGTGTTGGGCGTTAGTATACACAAGTCCGTGAGCGGTTGCGATAAAAGGTGAGGCACAGTCGAACGATATCGTGAAGTTTTCATTTACATGTTTCCTTATTTGACGCTGAATGCTGGTTAGGTAACAACTCCAATCTAACTGTGCAGTGCCTAAGAAGTGCATCCAATCCTTGCCTTCTAACATACCATCAAAACGCATAGTAACTAACCTGCGTAGTGTAATAGGCATCTTACACATATTAGCACCGCCCATGGCCCAGCCCTCTGCAGCCTTGTCTCCGTAAACGGTGGAATCACTAAATTCTTTTACTCCTTGATACCAAGCTTCAGCATTTTCCCAATTAGATCCTTGCAGAACATTTAAAAATTTAGTTTGACCTAATCTATTTTCTATAAAATATTTGTTGTTAAAACGTGTCTTTTCTAGACAGTCTTCGAATGTCTTTAAACCAGTTTTAGGACTATGGATATGATCACAGGCCCATGTCGGAACGTCCAGCATCATTGACCAATCTGCAGTGAGTTCTAGCCATTCGAGAATTTTCTGTCTTACCTTATTGGCTTCCGCACCTTCAAAGTTTTGCCAGTCAAATTTAATAACTCCTTTACCGATTTGATAACCGCCAGAATCACCTAAGATCATTGTTTTAGAACGATCACGATCCTGTATCATCGATTCCTGCACGAGACTTTTTTGAAGATCTAATTGTGCATGACCCGCTGAATACAAAGCATTTTTATAATAAAAATATCCCTGTTCTGGATTTAAAAAATTCATACCTTCAATACCGCGATCGAAACCTTTAGGAATACGTTCGTCGGGAATAAATTTTTCTAATCTTTGTTTTGCGATATATGTGCTATAGAAACTACTAATCGCCGGCAAATAGACCGCATAGTCTTTCTGTAACGGAGTTAAATCAACTGGCTGTTTGTTCGTCATGTGTTAGAGTTCTCTCTTGTATGTTCCAAAAATGTTCAATTGCCTTTTTAGCGGATTCATAATTGATGTATTGGCCTAGATAGCGTTCTTCATTTAGCTCACTGTAAACTCTAGCACCGTAGATATTCGTATGTGCCAGATTATACACCTGACCGATGATCCTACCATTTTCTTTTTCAAAATAGTAGGACACTTTGTGATCTGCGTCACGCCATTCTTTCATATTTAGGCAGCCTGTGCTGGAATAATATATTTGTAAGTAGCAAGTCCGCTATCTAGTGTAATTTGAATAGCACCTTCATTTGACAACGACATTTTTGTGTTGTTGACATCGGCGATTTTAAGAATGCTCAAGATTGGTAGTACCGGCCAAGTCCAGCCACGGTCAAGTTTGCCTGCTACATTTTGTGCAAATACAAATTCGCCACCATGTGTCGAAGCATCACCAAAAATAAACTTTAGATTACCACTGTCTGTTTTAGCAAGGAATGTCGGATGCTCATTGTTAGCACCAGCCTGGAAATTGAAACGCTGAACAGCGGCTACGGTTGGTTCAATCTCGACATCCCATTTAACTCCACGAAACTTTACTGTTTTCATCTTTTCGTTGATGATTTCTTGATTCATAAATCGATAATCGTTACGGAAGTCACCGTCTTTGTTTTCAAAGTGGATACCTACGGGAATAGTTTCGCCATTGCGTTCTGCTGTGGTAATTGAAATTTTTGCATCCTCTTTGTATTCTGCTCCATCTAACAGATATTTTAGTTTGTTGAGCTGAGGCATACCGAATACTCCAATCATATCCGAATAAGGATTAGCAGTTTCTGCCTCCATAATCACAGATCGATCATCAGCCATTGAATTGATAACTGTGCCTTTTTCTGACCCTGTAACTTTAACCGTTGTTAAAAATCCCAGGTTTTGTGTATGACTTACGATGTCTTGTAAAATATCTTTCATTTATAGAGTCTCCATGTATAGTAAGATTATATTTAGATCTTGAGAAAAAATCAACCTAGAAATCACTCAAAATCAAACAGTTTGTTGAATGTATTATCTGACCTTGTTGAACTGATGTCCCATTCCAAAACACCAATTAAATTTTCTAATTTTTCATCGATGACAGTATTTTCCATCTCTGCATCATCGAAAGGCATGTCCTTAAACCATTGTGGCAATCTAAGTTCGTCTACCGGATAAGCCACTGAAGTATATCCCATTGGGTTATCTTTGAGCTTGCAGACAATAACTTTGGCTCCATCAACGATCTGCATAGAATACTTGTCATCCATCATTCGTTTCAGTGTATTCCAGTTTAGGCTGGCTCGTACATGACCGGGCATATTAGTTTTGCCTTGCTTTTTTTCTTTAGCAAGATATTCTGTAATATTATTAGCACGTTTGGGAGAACCCTTTTCCCATCCGGGTCTAGTCTTGAAATCTGTACGGAAGTCAGTAATATAATCTAATACTTCTTCTTTGGCCGCACCGTTCAGCACTCGAGTCAATACTTCACTTAGGAAGTCTTGGATAACAACCGGGGTATCTGACCTTTTGAGATCCAACCCCATGGCTTTGATTTTTCCTGGGTTACCGTCGATGTCTGATCGTTTTCCTTCTTTGTCGTAGTACAAGACTGCATATCGTTTCTTAGTAATGAACAGACCTTTTGATGCAACGATTTCTCGTCCTGCTTTGATAACTTCTCCTCGACTTTTTGGGCAGTGGAAAGCATCTGACATGAATTTGATGAATGTGCCATTTACAGTTTCTCCTATAGTATCGTAGAGTTCAATTACCGATTCTCTGGACCAGGGAATCGTACCTTTCTCAATGTCTTTTTTTAGAGTAACATATGCAGAAAAATAACAAGAGTCTGTATCACCGTAGATGATCGCTCGTCCGACATGATCGTATTCGCCCGTGATGATCTCATTGACTTTACCTGCCATGTGTTTGGCAACTTGCCTGCCAGTTAGTGTAGTCGATTGGCCGATCCTATTATCAAAGAAACGACACCCTGGATTCAAGATAGCACCGTATAAACTGTTGAGGTTAATCTTTTTGACCAACTGACGCTTATCCCAATATTCTTCTTCGACCTTGTTTCCAGCCTTGATACAATCTTTGAGTTTAGCCTGCATTTCTTTACGTTCTTTATACCAACGAGCTAGAAGTCCGGGAATGATTCCTTCTTTTTCATAGGTAAAGATAGTGCCGTTGGCACTTAGCATCCAAGGCTGGTTGCTTTCGAATATAAGATCGTAGATCTGTGCAGCACTAAGAGTATCGCTGCCGCCATCCTCCCAGTCTATAACAATTTCACGACCTACTTCACGGTTCATAACACTGGTATATTCTATGCTGCCGAATATACCTTCCCAGGCACCAGCGAAGCTACGTCCCTTTGCCATCTCAGCAGAGATAAAGTCTTTGGTACCGTCTTGTCGAAGTTGACCTACTATAGTCTCTGGACCCATATTCAAAGCTCGAATTGCCGAAGGATACAGACTGTTGATATCTAGAGAACCAATCCATTCGTGTATTCCTTTTTTAGGAAATGCAACATACGCACCCGCGGCCGGCTCCGACCCAGGTTCTCTCTGTATTCTATTAGGAACAATCAGCCCTCTACGATGAGCTTCGTTGATGATTGCCTGTTCTGTAACAGCCACAGCTCCCATAGTAGTTTGAATCAACACAGTGTTCTCATGAGCAATGGTGTTGGCTAGATCGATAAATTTAAGTTTTCTATCTAGGTCATCTAACAGCATAGTATCGTTTCTATTATATTCAATGAACTTTTTAAAATCATTGTTGTATAGCTGATCTAATGTGCCTTCGTACTGTGTCTTTGTTTTACCTAATTCATATTCAGCGATAGCATCTAATCGATATGTGTGTCTTTCTTCGTAGGTGTATTTTCTATAAAGTTCCAGGCTGTCAATATGCACACGACCTATAAGATCATAGGTCACTGCAGTTTTGCCAAATTTTTCATATTCACGCTTTTTGGGAAATTGATTCCAGAGACAGAATCTTCGAGTATCCTCTTTACTTAGAACTTTAGTAACTCGATTTACAGTGTAAGGAATATCAAAACCTTCTGAGTTCCAACCGCTAAGAACATCGGCATCTTCTATAAGATGCAGAAATGTATCTAACATGTCTGCTTCATTATCAAATAGTAATGTATTAGGGAATTCTTCTATCTGCTTCTTGGCCTCGTCCATACCGAGTGTTTTAGGAGGAATAGCGAGACATACAAGACTATCCATCCATTGTAGATGAACAGCAATAGCAGTGATTGGCATAAATGCATCATCGGGTGATGCATACCCACGTTCTGGGTCGAAGTCTACTTCAATATCGAAAAATGCTATGTTGAGTTTTGGAGCATCAACGTTTAGATAATGATCTTCTAGGCAACGGTAAATTGGATTGATATCTGATTCATACAGTTTTTTATTTGAATGAATCGCGAGTTCTTTTCGTAGTTCCTTTACATTCTTACAGGTCACACGGGTCAGTGGTTCACCTTTGATCGAATGGAATTTACCTCGGGGATCTTGATAATAAAAAATATGACGTGCAGGATATTCTTTATAATGTCTCTGACCCTTGTCATCTCGTTCGACAACATTGATCATATCCTGCTCTCTATCATAGAAAGCGTCTACATAACTCAAATTTTTCTCCTTTGTGATTTATGGCTCACAAATACCTACATTGCGGATTATGGCCTCGCCTGCCATCTACATTTATTTAATTACTTAGCATTCTCACTAGACCTACACTGTCGATAGTGACTAACAAGAGGTAGTTAGCAAGCATGCCAAACGATTTCCTAGTATAAGCAGCCCAAGCATACATAGCGCAACCAGAGATCCAAATAGGGTACAACGCAAGTAGAGGCGGGTTTGGGACTGTGGCTGCCATAGTAATACTGCACCCAATACTGATAGCCCAAGCAAGTAACTCAACAATAAAACGGAAACGATTACTGCGCCAATCATTTTGTATCCAATTTATAGTAGGTCGAAATATGTCATTGATCATTTAGTCCTTTTCAGGAAGATTTTTGGTAACACCTAAGATACCTTCAATTTCTTCCCATTCAGCCTCATGCTCTTTCCAATTATCTTTATGAGCAATTTTAATAGCTTTGTTGATCCAGCTGGGTTTGATCTGCAGTTCTTCTGCTACTGCTTTTACAGTTTCTTTTAGACCTTCTTGGAGATCCTCAACTTCGCGCAATACATTTGAGCCCTCGTTGATAAGACGTTCGAGTTTAGCTTTTTCTTCGGGACCGTACATTTTTGCCATGATTTTTTCCTTTAATTTGTTGTATAGTTAAAATTACCTGATACTGAGATACGGTAATCGTCTGAAGTGTAAAACGGATATACAGCATGCATTAAACTGGCCGGGAACATCAGCATAGTTCCTTCCATCTCCTGATCACAGGCTACTAGTAAACTTTTAATCTGACCTAACGTATCTGTATATAAGAATTCAAAATGTCCTGGAACATTGGTGTTACTGTCTTTTCCGGGTCCTAGATTTTTTTCTTCTTTAGCTGAATACGGAATCTTT